CCATGTTGCTTTTCAATTCCCATCACAGATGTCACAGCTCCTGAGATCAAGGATGTGACCACCGCACTCTTCGAATGTGATGCTCCAGGTTGGTTATGAGCACCATGAATGCGGATCTTTGACACTGATGTGAGATTATTAGTCTCACACTTTTCATGTGGGCGAGTTAAAGGACCAAACTCAACTCCCATCAAAGTTGTCTCCATAGGCATGGCAGAGTGAGAAACCAAAACTCCTGGCTTCTTATCCAAGGCTTCAATGGCACTAAGCAACTGATTGCGGTTAATAATTCCCGCAGCACCAGTCGTGCCCTTTCCTGCAAGATGATGTCCTGCAATAAAAGGAATTCCCTGGGCCCTTCCGATAAGGGTTGCCATACACAATCCACCAAAAGTATCCTCCGACAAGGTATACTTCAATCCAGGGAACATGCCTCCCTCGGATGTAACAACATAATCTCTAACTGCAGTCATCTCAGGGTAAATCTTTAGATCACCATTATCATTATACAACGTATGAGCTGTCAATTTCTTGCCCTCCAGGATGTCTAAAGGGTAATACATGGTTAGATCTTTTTGATTTCCGATTCCGGGACAGTACCAAACAGCGAGGTCGGTTCCTGGAATACGTTGACACAAACTGCTTGCCAAAGGCAAATTCTGATAAGATGTTCCACCAATGTTCTTGATAGTAACAAACTCAGTCTCCTTCGGCACAAAGTGATTGGGAATCAAAACTACATTTCCCATCACAGGCAGTCCATTGCACTGCACTCCGTTGGCCTTGAGTACAATCTTAAGTCTCTTGCCAACAATGTTGTTGATTTGTTCAGGCGTGGTGGTACGAGCGACCTTAGTTACTCCAGCATCACCTATCTGGTACATACGCTCACGAGCATGTCTGTCCCAGAATTCTTCCGCCATTTGATATTCCTTAGCATCAGGAGTGAGTGTAATAGGTGCAGCTGCTTGTCGGGTTGGGAGTGTTTTCCACTTCCTAGCTAGCTGTACAAGCACCTTCCACACTCCAATAGATGCCAAGACCGCGAGCCACTTCTTCCTAGTGGCCCACGACATTTCACGAAAATATACCGATGGTCTGGTGGTATGCGTGAAATTATCAACAACGGTTTTCCTCACAAAATAAAAACGAATAGCGATGTAGAGTGAATAGAGGAATGTCACTCCAATAAGAGTGATCGCACAGGGTGTCGCATGCATCGCTTCAAAGAAGACCAACATTACAACTGCAATCACGTAGTTGCTCAAACTATTCATAACAATACCCTTCAACACATCACGCATCATGTAAGCCATGATGAAGTGCCCATACTTGGACATGATGAGGGTGCGCTTAACACTCGTAAACCATTCACAGGCACGTTCCTCCAATGAAGTCAAATATTCGATGACCTCACCATAGTTAGGAATACCAGCCTGTGAGTCCAGTTTACATTCAGCACAATGGCCGATCGGACGGTTATGATCGCATAGTGGCATATCAACCAAGGCTCGTTGTCCAGCAACAAAAGCCTTTTGCCTACGGAAATGATCCTGAGAGTGGGACTTCAGGAATTCCAAGAGTTCGTAGATGTCGATATCGATCAACGATTTGCCTTTGTACACCATAGGTGTGAAGATGATAGATCGTGTTTTTCCAGACTTAAACTTATCTCCACTGGTGTTATCAGCGTACCTAGGTTCCTCAACTGTAAACAATGCATAGTCAGGGAACTGTTCAGATGCCATATGTTCGATCTTGGAGTTGTCAAGCATGTCGGTTCCATCCTTACGATACTCTGGGCGAACTTTCTGAGTGATCGTAACATCAAGTCTTCGATTGATTGAAAGAGGTTCATTTGAAAGTTGATTTGAGAGTAAATCCTTAACATTGGTGGTAACACACACAACATCAGGCTCGATCATAACTTGACCTTTCATTTCTGCGTTAGGGTTCAACGCAGACATCGGGACTTGGTTCAGAAACATAATAATAGGAGTAGTCGGCGAACCTTCCGTGCGATCTAGAGACGCGTTACACACATCATCCATGATCACTCCTTTGTGGTGAGTGCGGAATTCAGATTGAAACTTATCTTCCTGATTCAAGGTAATAATAGCTTTTGGACTGTGATCACGTCCATTTACCTTCAGGATGTATCGGATAAGCGAATTCGCAATAGCAGACTTGCCGACTCCAGAGCCGCCAAAGAGTAGAACTCCATATGGCTTTTCACGGATATTATCCTTTTGGTCCAAAGTACGAGCACTCTGAATATCCTTAAGGATAGCAAGTCGAGAGGAATAATAAGCACGTTCGTTTTTAGCGCAAGAGTTAAGGAGACTATGAGTCTTCACAATACACTCTTCCAAACGACGGTCAAAAGTAACATCATCCACTTCATTGCCACGTCCTAGATCGATAAGGACTTTTTGTGACTTGAGAAAAGTGAATTCAATGTCATAGGCATTCTTCATCTCAGTTTCGAAGAACGCATCAGGAGATCCTGTAGCAATCGCGGACAAAAGTCTGGTGTAACAAAGCTGACCAAACTCAATAACTTTTTCCATGAGTTGTGGAAATGTCACACGACTGAAGATCTTGTTGGAGCAAAAAAGAGGGACGCCTCGGATAGTGATTTCAATTTTCTTCATCCATCCAAGAGCAACCAACATATCCAGAATTTCACAAAACAACTTACCAACATCACTTTCTTTCACAAGCGAATAATATTTGGCAAAATCAAAATTCAAAACAGACATGTCGATATTTGGGAGTTCAATCTGAAAGTTCTCCATTAGTTCACGGAGTTTCAGCCATAGATGACCAAAATTGTCCAGAACCCAATCAGACGCATCAACACTCAAGTTAATAAAATCCTGAGCGGAGGCCTGAGATATCAAGGGTTTCTGTTGACGGACTTTCTGACGATAGTACTCGTTTTCTTCTTTGCGTTTTTGCTGGGCGGCAGCAGCCTTTCCGGCGCGCTCACGAGCAGACTTCTTGTTCTTCTGCTTCGTATTCCAGCGTTCTCTTTCATATTCACCTCCTTGCGAAGGGAGAACAATTGAATAATAATATAGATAACTACAAACTAGGAGTGCGAACACTACAACTAGCGAGATTCCCGAGCCGTTTAATTTTGATTCCTCGAACAAGTTAAATGTCATGATTTCAAAATGGGAATAGGGAACTAACCACACGGGCTAAACAATACTACGATATCTACTGCATCATAGTTGAAACTTCTTCTGAGTAATGATTACCTCACATATCAGACAGAGCTACGGAAAAATTGAGTGGCTTAAACTCTCCAGGTCAGGTTGTCCCTGGTTAAAACGTAGTTGTATAATATGGTATTGTATACATCAATAATGTCTCGGTACGTTGAGCAAATAGCTCCGAGAAGACCAATTCTTCTCACAAAAATGTTAGATCTACACCTTCGTTCAAC